TGCTTGTTCGCCAATTTTCCTGTTTCTGCAACAGAAGTAATCTCGTTGACAATCATATCTAAAGCCTTTGAGAGTGTATAAAGCCACTCTCGTGCTTCCGAATCACGCATGGGCGAATTTTTCCATTCAAGATCAATCGCCTGACGGATTCTTTTCACCGCACTGGTGAAAATCTCATCATTTAGTAGTCTTTTAGCTTGTATGCCTTTAGACTTTTCTTTTTCAAAATTCATTAATAAGCTTTTCCATATTTAGTTTTTGTCATTTTTTTTGGGCCATATCCTTTATGTGGTCCTGATACAGGTTGTCCTGGAGGTGCTTGTGGTTTAGTAGATTTCTTTGGTTTTTGTTTAACTACAACTGTTTTGTCTCCAGTTCTTGTAACTCCAATTACACCACCCTTATCTTTCTCAGATAAATCTTTTCTCATTTTAGTTGATACTGTTACTAATTTTTTCTTCTCTGTTTTAGTTTTTGTAGGTTTTTTATTGATTTCATTAATAGCACCTATGATTTGATTTCCATATTCTTCTGTAAAATCTCCTCTTTTGATAAGTTTTTTAATAGTGTCTTTGTACTTACTTGTCAAAAACTTTTCTGGTACTGTTGATCCTTTATCAGATTTTGCTGCAGCCAAGATGGTGTCCACTGCGTCTTGCAAGGAACCAAAGGCTTGTTGTTGACCATAATGATTTATAAAGTTTCCATCATAATTGTAGTGTCCACCAGATCCTGTATGATAGACGATAAAATCTGAATATTTATTATCACCTGTGATTTTACCTGCAGGGGCGTATTGATCCACCAAAGTTTGAACATACTTAAACGTTCCTGGTATTTTCTTGTTCTGTGTTGATCCAATATTTCCCAACAAGATATTGGCATGATTTGCCTTGTCTAAATTAGCTTGATACTTCTGAGAAAACTGTGCAAATCCTGGACTGTCAACTCCTCCACCGAGCATCATTCCCTTGTTCTGTAATGCTTCCATGAACCAACCATATTTCTTGTCGTTCATCCTTTGAGCGGGGTCCTGTAATGCCTTTCCCCATATTCCCAATTTACCTGTGTCTGATTGCATTGGACCCATGAGTGTTGAAGAATCTTGATCTATGTATCCTTTTGCTTTTCCATACGCCATGAGTTCTTGTTCACTCATTTGATTCATTGGCTTGTTACTTGGATAAGTGAAAACATCCTGGGTATGATCATCCGTACTGAAATCTCCATAAGGAGTGGATACGGTGTCTTTAACATCGGATCTATAATCAATTCCACTTGGTGTTATACTCTCACTTGTTGTATCTGTAACAGTATCCGTAACAACTGGTTCAATTCCTGGTACCTGTGGTACTACTCCGTATTGAGGATAGTTCAAGTGTGGATTGGGTTGAGCTTGGTAAGGAAATTGACTAAAGGTAGAAAATCTTGGATCAAGATTGGCAATTTGCTGTTCCGTCAATCCACTTTGTAAGAGTGTATTGTAGTTTGGAAGTGAATAGGTATAGTCATACAGTCCAAATCCTGGCTGTCCTGTTCCCAATAATCCTGCAATTTGTCCGTTAGCCATTATATTCCACCATTGGTCTTGATTAAGGCAGTCTCAATCTCTGCAGCTTTACGTAATTCTGTTGAATCAAGCTTTTCTGCTTCAATTTTCAGTTTAGTTTCTAGTTCCATTTCCTTCATTTTCAGCTTAACCATGAGTTCTTCCTGTTTTTGTTTGAACTGAGCTATGGCTTTTTCCTTCTCTAATTGTAGTTCCGCCATTGCAGCCTGTATCACAGGGTCTGGTTTAGGTGGTTGAGGAGGTGGTGCTGTTTCTGGATTGACAAAGAATGGCTCTGCTGACTTGAAACCAGCATTAATAACCAGTTTTTCAAGCGTATTATAGATTTTTTGTTCATCTATGAGACGTCCATAACCACCATTTTTGATCAACATTTGCTGAATATTGAGTATTTGTGCCAATAAATTCACTCGTTGATCGGTGTTTCCTGTTCCAAGACCAACTTGAATGGATACATCCATGTCATAGTTCTGCCAGTCTTTTGGATTCATTTTGTAGAACTGATTGCGAAGCCTGATGGTTCGTTCCTCATCCTGATATTTTGTTACGAGATGCATGATGTTACGAAACATATCCTTCACACCCGTTTCTGCAAAGATACGAGCTATCAACTCAATACGTTGAGTTGCAGCATTAACCATTGCATTTACGCCTGTGGCTGTAGTGTGCGACTTTTGTATCACATTTGGATCGGCTCCCATCTGAGATCGGGAAATTCCTGTACGTGCCTCTTTCAGTTGGTCAATTTTTTCCAACATGGCAAGACCTTCATTCAAGAAACTAGGAGTTGCCAAAGGTGTTACCGCTCCTGGTCCTTTCACTCGAATAATTCCACCAGGTCGTGATGTAATTAAGTCATCCAAATTCACTTGTCCATCAATGACAACGTTTCTTGCATTGTTCTGCAAATACATATTGTCCATTGTCTGGCGAAGCACCGTTGATTTTATCAGTTGGAGATCCATGACCAAATCCGCCACACTCATTCCAAAGAACAAGTGAGGCATTGGAATTGGAGTTACCATGGAAAATGGAATGTCATCTATTGGTTCATTATCCAATATGTGATTTCTATTTCCAGCCATCGTAATTTTACGTAGCTGTGCTTTACCGTTTTTGTTGTAATCTAACCGAGCGTAACATTCCATCAATTCTATGTAGTCCGTTGACTTGTCAATGGATTGAAATTCTATCTGTGGATCTGCTGTTTCGTATAATTCTCTAGTTGTGTGTTCCTGATTGTAAAAACTGTTTGTATAAGTTGGAAGCTTGTCAACAACTTTTTTGGAATATCCCATGTCCAAAAGCTGAGTACGTGTTCTGAATAAGCGATGTGCAAAGAATTGGGCATCCTGAATGTTTATCGCATTTCGTGCAACATACACATCCTCTGGAGCAACACTATCAACTTTTACTCGACCTACCTTCTTTGTCCGTGTAATCTTGACATTGTGAATAAATTCTATGCCTATGTCTGTCTCTACCTCTTCCTCGTCATGTTCGTCTATACTCACCTCATCATCAATTTGTAAGGCTTGAAATTCAACGTCTGTAAGTTGTTGATATTCTTCTTCTATTTTCTTTTCTTCTTCCAGCCAAAAATGTTTGACGAAACCATTTTTCTGTAAAAGAGCATCCTTGAATAAATTATATAAAATGAGAAAACCTGGATTGTCCTTCATAAAGACATAGTTCACATAATCGGTGCACTGATCTGCAACCTGCTGATCCTCTGGACCCTTGGGTTCAAATCTTACGATCTGCTCTCCAGCAGTGAAAATGCGTAGCAAAGACGGTAAAATGCTTTCAATCACTTCTAGTACGTCTTGGGATACTACTTGTGATCGACCTTCAACTTCGTTACCATAAGGTTCTCCAAGATAGTATTTAAAGGCAGCTCTACGTTCCTGTGGAATTTTGCCTGATAGATATCCTAGTGATTGATCGAGTTGTTGACCGAGCAAAGCGAGTATCTCTGAATCTCGCATTTTTGCCATGATTTATTAAGCTTTTCCCCAGATTTTAGCGTGTATCCTGTCTGGATCAAATATTTTACCACGAGTTAGATTTTTGGTTGTTGCCCAAACTTTTGGTTCACTTGGCACGGCTGTATATTTTCTTTTGTCGTTTGGTTGTGCTTCCGCATCCATACGATTGATAGTCGCATCATATCCAGCTACTCTGTACTTGCTGCGTTCAGAACCTGGTCCAAATCTCAATCTTCCATGATATTTTTTTCCGCTTGATGTTCCCATTATTTCTCCCATCTTATTACTAAAGGCTGACCATCAGCCCCTACGAGTTCTTGTTGTTGTCTGTCTCCATACACTTTTGGCACGAGCTTACTTGCCGTCCAATGTGCATCGTGCATCAGAAGTTTAAGTGCATGAGTTTCCTCGAGCCCTACACGTCCACGCTGTTTGGAGCGTTCATACGTATCAAGAGCCTTTTTTCGATTGTCGGAGAGTATATACTCAATGCCCTCCTGTTTTGCTCTACTGTACTTTTCCTGAAATCCCTGCTTTGTCTTGTTCCATGTTCGTAT